CCCAGATCGTTGACGGTCCTAATGCAAAGCGATCGAACACCACGGTCATGCAGCCCGCCGCTAGTCGAGCAGGGCGCAAGTCAACCCGCACCTACATTTCCCGCACCATCCCCGCAGTGGGATCCCAGCTCCGGAGCATCGGAGATGCGCCGCCAACTCTTAGACAATTGGGCCTCGCACGCACCATCGTGGGAGGGCATGCGGCTAGAGATGGCCAGAGTGGTGGACAGGTTGGAGAAGGAGGGCGGCCTATCCAAGCATTACCAAACTTTGGTGGCAGCAACACGCAGCCACATAACACAGGCGGAGCGCACCGCATCGATGGCGGAGGATACTCTCCGCCGCGATTTGATCGCGGCGTCGAAGAAGTTACCCGACGTCTCGAGCGAACCGTTATTGGTGGCGGAGGCGATGGTACTCGCCTCCTATGCCGCGGAGGTGGTCAGTGTACCTGGAACCATCCTGGTGAGTGGGTTGTGGGGTGCCCTTTTGGGGCACCTGTCCAAGATCCAGAACGAATTTGCGCAGAGTGGAATGCAGGGCCTCAGTCTCTTCCGGTCATTGGACGCCGTCCTAGACCAAGAGGACGCAGAGGGCCTAAAACCAGTGTGGGTGAATCCGGTCAAGGCGCCACCAGCGAAAGCGGATCAGGACACGGAGGAGGACTACCAGCGTGCCATCCAGACAAAGTTGGAAATGCTCAAGGAGCAAGCCGTCGCAATCGAGCGCAACCTGGCCGTATTCCAGCGGATGCGAACGGAGAACACTGCGGAGCAGCAGCGTCTTCACGACGCAGCAGCAGCTCGTTTCGTTGCCCAATAGAGCCATCGGAGTCGGACGACGAAGCGCTCGCGGCCATGCGCCGCGAGCGGGCAGCGTCGCCCGTGTATGTGGTTGGGGGCGAGGGGGTTAATACGGATTTTTACCACGGGCTGACGAGTTGCCGCAATCGTTCGCCCGTGTATTGGTTGCGGCCAAGCAGTCGGACGGCGAAGAGAGCACCGCCGCCATGTTGTTCAGTGGCGGTGGAGATGCTTGCCCGCCTGGATGCGCACATACTGGGGAGGAAACGGAGCGCATCGCCAGGCACCTGGGCAATCTGCAAGCGGTTACGCAAGTGATTCACTACCCATCGTTGGATGCTGTGGTGGCTTCGGTCACCCCAGTTTATGATGCGCGGAACAGAGTGCCACATGAAGACGCCGTTGAAGCGGTAGAGGTGCATAATGCCCCTACCGCTGATGGCACAATGGCCCTAATGGCCAGTGCAGCGTCTGTGGTTGGCATGGGTTACGCGCGGATCAGCGGTGGGTTGGCGACGTTTTGTGGTAACTGGAATGACGCACAGGAAGCGGGCCGGCCTCGGCCAGCCTGGTACACAAACGGCGGACCTGGCGCAAGCTGGGTCACAGGGGAAGCCTTGGAGAGGTTGGAGGGGCGTAAGCGCCCATCAACTCGCTACGCCGGGCCTAGTCTCGCGCGTGACGCACCCGCCGGCGAGGAGTCACGGGATCGGCCGGTGATGCTGTGGTCTGCCGCAAGGCATGTGCCAAAGCGCATCAGCCGTGTGGAGGCAGGCAGGGCCCACGAGTTCATGTTCGTCAATCCTGAACTCTTGGGAGTCCTGCAGCACTTCGCCAGCGGGTTTGAACGTACCAACCTCCTGAAAGCACGCCTCAAGACGGAAGCGGATCGCTACATGAAGGGCATGGACTTGCGGCAGTATACTGCCTGCGAGATAGCTTGCATGTGCGACCTGACCGTGAACGCCGCAATGGATGTGCCGTTGTGGGAGCAGGCGGGGATACATTTCCTTGCCGGCGCAAGAGTGCAGAGGAACATGCGTATGGCCAATGAGGCCTATGGTGAGGGCAAGTTGCCGCGGCGGCCTGGCTACTTTAGCGGGCTGAGAGAATGGTGGAGTGGGGAGGTGAGGCGCCCCACTCTGGCCACAAAGCTGAAGCACTAGGGAGGCCTTCTGGTGGTGCCTGGCGCATGCCAAGAGCGTGTGAAACTGGGCGAGTTACAATTGCGAGCGGGGCGACCGAGCGCCAGGGTTACGGCGCCACCAGGAGGGTGTCGACACGTCGACGTGAATGGATCACACGCAGTGGTGGATCTGCCACGGGTGCTCTATGATTTTGGCTACGCGTGGGAGGCACACGTGCATAATGATTGCGTTTGCAACGAGTTGGTTGCTTTACACAATCGACACCTTGTGAATGACCCTGATGTATCCGTATCGGATGAAGGCCGCGCTTGGCTCACTGCCAGCGCGACCCAGATGCTCGAGCGGATGCGTAGGGTCGAGCCATGGAGGTATAGCAAGGTGATTGCGCGGATGCCACCCAACAAGCGCGCAGCCTATCAACGGGCAGCAGAAAGCTTGAAGGAGTTTCCGATCAACGAGCGGGACGCGAAAATTGATTGCATGCTGAAGAAAGATAAGGTGGACCTCCGGAAGATCATTGAAGGTAAGGTTGCGCGCTGCATCCAGTACCGCGGCAAACGGTATACTTTGGAGTTGATGGCGTGCGGCCTGAAAGCGATCGAGGAGGAGTTTTACAAACGCATGAAGTTCGGAGTTAGCCACACGCGTAATGTCGCGAAGGGGCTTAACCAATCGCAGCGCGGTGCATTGCTGCGCAGCAAGTGGGATGCCTTCTCCGAACCTGTTGCCATCTTACTCGACGCTACAGCATGGGATGCCCATGTGTCACCAGAATTGTTGCAGGCGGAACACGACTTCTATACGCGGGCGTTGCCTTCTAGGAGGCTCCAGCGCCTGCTGGTGTGGCAGAGAAAGAATAGGGGGCGTACGAGGGGCGGTATTAAGTATACCGTCCAAGGCACGCGCATGTCTGGCGACGCGAATACGGCGCTGGGCAATTGCGCGCTGAACTTGATGATGTTGCTTGCTGTGCTCCGCAACTTTGCTGTGCAGGGTGACATCCTACTTGACGGTGACGACTCGGTTCTGATAGTGGAATCGCGCGACTTGTCCAAGTTGGAACACTTGGATATCTACATGGCCAATCATTTTGGCATGAACATGAAGATGGAGTTCGCGCGCGAATTCGAGAAAATCGACTTCTGTCAGTCACGGCCGATAGAAGTCGAGTCCGGCAGCTGGCGTATGGTGCGATATCCGGATAGGGCCATGTCCAAGGACGTGGTTACTGTCCGGAACGTCGTTGATAAATGGGCCGAGCTTGCGAGCGCTATCGGGAACTGTGAAATGTCGCTGAATTGTGGGGTGCCTGTACTCCAATCGTTCGCAGGACTCATGAAGAGGGCAGGTGGCGGTAAAGGCACTGGTATCGAATGCGCGCATTTTGAGGACATTGTGTACAGAGCTCGCCAACAGGCGCGCGACACTGGCTGGGATTCCAGGCCAGTGCTTAACTGTGCGCGTGTCTCCTTTTGGCGCGCATTCGATATATCCGTGTCCGAGCAACTGGAGATTGAGGCCCTACTCGACGCCCACGAGCCGCGGTTGCACCCGCCGCGGCTTAGATTGCATGTCATGGGTGCCGGCGTACCCGTATAATAGAGCCGTTCTCGGCTCGGGGGGTGGTACGTTGCGCTTTTGATGCTCTGCCCGTAAGGGCCCAAGAGCC